TACGACTCTGATTCTGTCATCTATGCCATCTATTACTGAGATGTCGGCCCCGTCTGGCAACACCGTGTACCTCGAAGTATCACATCTGAGTATTGAACTGCTAGTATATAACGAAGGCGACTCTGCGCACTTCGCCAAAGCATGAACTCCCAAGCTTATGCCTTCAGGGTGCATGTGCCCACAAAAGAAGGACTTGTCTTCGGATCTAGACAAACCCCCCCTGGCCATTATGTCAGAAAAGTTAATGACGAAGTCTGAATACTTATTGGGGTTCTGCATGTTGTCTATCTCTTCTGCATCGGTGTAAACGCTGAGCAATGACTCAGATACGAATTGTGCTACACGCATGTGTGATGTCATTTGCGGGATTTCTCTATTCTTTGACTTGGAGTCTTTCGGGTGTATGGTGTATATATTCCTTATCTTAGATCCCTTGTTCATTCGCAACAACAATACATGTATTCCTTCGGGATTTCCGTATTCTGATAACACGCCCATCAGACCATCGGCGACACGCGGCGACTTGATCACTACACCATCCAACTTATCATGATCTCTGATGTACGTGCAATGATGATCAGAAAGCATGCGGGACATGTTCAGTCCAGTCGGATCCTGTCTCTTCCCTATGTCCATGTCTTTTGCTGCTATACTACTAAAGCCAATGAATAGTATGTGGTTGTAGTAGGGTATACCAGGCATTCCTTCCATAAATGATGCAAATTCGGTCGGACCAACCTCGCCCTTATGCATCGACTCCATGAACCTAACCTGCTCTTCGTAGCAGTTCACCAGTATTTCGCGATGTAGCTGTTCCTCTCTGATGCCTTCAGCCAGCTTCTTAAAGCAGTCAGTAGCGTGATGCCCCTTGCGTATATGCCACATGTGCGCTAATGGTAAATCCTTTTCTATGGCAACGAATCTGAAGGGCATTCCGAAAAACGGGGTCAAATTCTTGTCCAACCTGTCGGTATTTTCACAAAAATCTTTCATCATCAAAAGAACGTAATAATCAGCAAAGGTTATGGGTCTGAATACCTTCGAACACGCCTTTGTGATCATTTTCTCAAGGTCACCAGACCTGGATAATGCGCACAACGTGAAGAATCGGAAATCTCCGGCGAGTGCAGATGTTTGCCAAGTCGACCATTTGCATGTCGCCGACATTTTCATTATTTGTTGCACGACATACTTTCTCTCGGTATTCTTTGTGTAGGCCATAATTGAACAAACTGTCGCGAATATTCGATAAGGC